TGAAGAAACTGCAAATACAATCCTTAATATGTGGGACTCAAAAGAGCAAGCCGCAAGCGAGGAAACCGAAACCGCTGTTGACGAGGAAGCGGTAGAGGAAACACAGGAAGCCGAAAATACTGAAGAAGAAGCCCCCGAAGAAGGACAAGCTGAAGAAGAAGTAGAAGAGGAAGTATCCGCAGAATCAGAGGAATCTGAGGAAGAGTTGGAAATAGTAGCCGAAGAGGACTTGAAGTATACTATTAAAGTAGATGGAAAGGAATTTGAGGTTGGTATAGATGAACTCAAGAGCGGATACCAGAGACAGGCTGACTATACTCGTAAGTCTCAGGCACTAGCAGAGCAACGTAAAGGAACTGAAAAAATTCAGTCTGAACGTCTGCAACTAGAGCAAGAGAGACAAATGTACGCAAATGGTCTTCAGATGTTGCAAGAGCAACAAGAAGCCAAGTTGAAAGACTTTGATAGCGTAAACTGGGAAACCTTGAAAGAGGAAGACCCATACGCTTATATGCTAAAGAAGGATGAGTACAGAGATGCACAGGAAAGAGTAAGCAATGCAGCCCAGCAACAAGCTCTAATACAACAAGAGCAATACACTGCGGCACAGAAAGTAAGAGGAGAGTTTGTTCAACAAGAATATGCTAGACTCGTAGCTGCCTTACCTGAGTGGAATGATAAAGACTCTACTATTAAGAAGGACATACAAGAGTATGCGACTTCAGTAGGCTTTAGACCAGAAGAGATAAATCAGTTAGCTGACCACCGTAGTGTCTTAGTAATTAAGAAAGCTATGGAGTTTGATAAGCTAACCAAGAAAGTAGCTCCGAAGAAGAAAGCAGTCAAGAAAGTTCCTAAAGTACAAAAAGCCGGAAGAGGAAAATCGAAGGAAGATACAGCTACTGAAGCATTAAAAGCAAAGCGTACACGGTTGAGGAAGACTGGTAAGCAAAAAGATGCCGCTTCCTTATTTTATGATATGCTTTAAGGAGATATTGAAATGCCTACAAATTTCAGTACATACGATGCAACAGCGATTCGTGAGGATTTGTCTGATGTAATCTATGATATTTCCCCTACTGATACTCCATTCCTATCGAGCATCGCAGGTAAAGGTACTGTTTCTAACACTTATTTTGAGTGGCAGACAGATGCCCTAACCGCTGCTTCTGGAACTAACTATCACGTGGAGGGAGCTGCTGTGGGTGCTGCGACTACTACTGCTACAACTAGATTGGGTAACTATACTCAAATTAGTAAGAAGGTGGTTGAAGTCACTGGTACTCAGGAGACAGTGAACAATGCCGGTAAGAAGTCTGAAATGGCACACCAACTCGCAAAAGCCTCGAAAGAGATGAAGCGAGATATGGAGACTTCACTATTAGCTAACAACGCAGCTGTGGCAGGTAACGCCTCTACAGCACGTGAAACCAAAGGAGCTGGTGCTTTCATTACGACTAACGTAACTGATGCGGGTTCTTCTGGTTCACACGCTGCGGTTGTTGAAGCTGATATAACTGCTGTTGCAGAATCTACTTGGAATGCTGGTGGTGAGCCATCAACAATCCTTCTAGGTGCTACCAACAAAAAGTTGATTACAGCAATGTCTGGTCGTGCTGACAATACTCGTAGTATTGTTGACGACAACAAGTCAATCTACAATGCAGTTGATGTTTATGTATCAGATTTTGGTACATTCAACATTACGCTAGACAGATACTGTGACCAAGACCTTGTATACTTCCTAGACCACGATATGTGGTCAGTAGAGTATCTTCGTGATTTCCAAACTGTGGATATTGCGAAAGAAGGTGACTCAGACAAGAAGATGCTTCTTGTAGAGTTTGGTCTACGCTGTGGCAACGAAGCAGCTAATGGAGCAATCCGTTACACTACTGGTTAATAACTAACCAAACACCACCCTAGGAAACTGGGGTGGTTTAACCGAGATGGCTCAATGAGCATCTCACTTTTAATAACTCGCTTAATAAAGGAGAGCAATATGAATAACTTAACAACGTTTGACCCATTTAGAAATTTGACAGTAGGTTTTGATAATATATTTGACCAACTATCATCTTTATCTCAGTTTGAGATACCTAAATACCCACCTTATAACATCAAGAAAGTTGATGACAATAAGTACCAACTGGAAATGGCATTAGCTGGATTTGCAAAATCAGACTTAGAGGTTGAAGTAAAAGACAACACTCTAACTGTTACTGGAAATTCTGCTGATGACACAGAGAATACTAATAGCTTTGTATATAAAGGCATAGCACAAAGAGCCTTTACAAGACAATGGGCATTAATAGATTATCTAAAAGTATTCAACGCAAGTTTCAAAGATGGAGTTCTTGTGGTAGATATGGAATTAAACCTACCGGAAGAAAAGAAGTCAAAGAAGATTGAAGTTAAATAAGTAAAAAACCACAGGGCAAGAATGGCGGTAAAATCTAAACTAATTCAAAACGCAGATGGAACTTTAACTCTTGCCAGTGGACAGGAAGATAAAGCAGTTAAAGACATCTATGATAAAAATAGGTCTGACAAGTTCACTGCTGGAAGAAATAAATATAAAGGAGACTCTCAGTTCTCACACAGGGTTGCCAGAATACCTCTTATTGTAGTTGAGCAGATGATGAGAGATAAGGTTTGGGGAAACCAAGAAAGGATGAGAAAGTGGCTAAATCATCCAGACAACGCTGCTTGGCGTACTACTAAAGGAAAAGTATAATGGCATTAAGCACATTCACAGAATTAAAAGATGCAGTAGCGGACTGGCTGGATAGGTCAGACTTAACAGACAGAATACCGGACTTCATAACTCTGGCAGAGGCTAGACTTAATAGGGATTTACGCATACGCCCTATGGAAGTAAGAAGTACGATGGAAACCACAGCAAGTCAGAGATACTTTAATCTCCCCGGTGGTTATTTACAAATGCGTAATATGCAAATTAATACGAACCCTATCACACCTCTCGAATATATAACACCAGAGATGTTGGATAGGTTATATGGAAGTGATACGACTGGTAAACCAAGAGCTTATTCACTCATAGGTGACGAGATACAACTAGCACCTATACCAGATTCTGACTATACAGTTGAGATGGCTTTCTATGAGAAATTTACACCGCTAGGTGATGGTACTTCAGGTACTGTAACAAGCAACTGGCTCACAACAAATGCACCAGATGTATTACTATATGGTGCACTATTGGAGGCAGAGCCTTTTATTAAGAATGATGAAAGGATTGGTCTATGGTTAAACGCATACAATGGTGCAATCAAGAAACTGCAAGATGCAGATGCTAGGGATAGGCATTCTGGTTCAGCGATGAGAGTACGTAATATCTATTCTGGAGTTGAAGGCTAATGGCTCAGAGCACTTGGTCGGCAGAATCGACTGTCTGGTCTGGAAATTCAAACCTCTGGTCTAACGATACTTACCAAGCAACTGCGACAATAGCTGCTCAAGGTAATATGACATCTAGTAATACAGCTGCATTTCCAGTAACAGCTTCGATGACTCAGATTATATTTTCTAAGTTAAATGAAGAAGATACAATATTCCCAAGGTCTCTATCTATGGGAGTAAGTGTTGGAATGACAGGCTCTGCCAGCCACGTTATGCCAGTTACTGCAACAATGGCAGGTACAAGCGATATGAAGAACAACGTGAACTTTCCAGAGAGTGCTACACTAAGTATGAATAGCTCTGCTTCAAGTGAAAACAATTTCTTATGGAATGATATAGAGGAAGACGAGGATACACTTTGGACAAAAATAAGTGACCCAGATAATTAACAATAGGAGTAAATAATGGCATTAGGTAATGTAGACATCGGGCTGGCTAACTTTTGGAAAGTTACTTGTCTTGATAAAGATGGCAACATCAAATGGGAAGAGAATAACAAGAATATAATTGTAACAGCAGGACTGAATCATATTCTTGATGTACAATTCCACGCAGCAACACAAGTTACAACTTGGTACATAGGTCTTAAAGGTGCTGGTACACCAGTAGCCGCAGATACTATGGCATCACACTCAAGTTGGGC